ACGCTCTTTCCTTTACATCGATGACTGTATTGATGCCGTTCGGTTACTCAGGCAGTCAGATTTTAAAGAGCCAATAAACATAGAGCCGTCTTCATAATCTATTCCTTCCTTTTAAATTGAATTTTTTCTTAATAGAACCTATGCCCTTATCGTATGTGGAATGGCATGGTTTACATAATGATAACCAATCGTTTAAATCTCTTTTGTATTCGTGACTTTTATTAGCCCACTCAATTCGACCGTGATCTTTCCCACAATGTTCACATTTATTTGCCTTACCTTTGTGTCTGTTTACCCAATCGTGTAGCGCATCATAACCAACATTTTCTCCTTTATAGTTGGGTGGTGTTTTCCCTTTCAGTCCTTTATTCCAAGTCTTATGTCCTTTGATAAATGCCGTTGGGTTTACTCTTGTTATATTGTACGGCTTTAATTTTTTTGGTCGTTCATTCCTCCATTTGAATGAGCATTCTCTTGAACAAAATTTACCGAATCCTTTTTTTATGTGTGCTGGCCTAGCACTAAATTCGTTACCACATTTACATACTACTTTCATAGTGTAAATATAGGTATATGTAAATTCAAAGCCAGCATTAACGCGTATCTATTTGTATCCACTCAGGTAAAATTAAATCGACTACAGGACTCTTAACCCCTGCCGTTGGGCCGAACCAAGTCTTTGCTGATGGTGATATTACTATTCTGTTAGGGTTGTGTCCTAAGTATGCACCCCACCAACTGAAGGAGCTATTTGCAATGATGTGATGACCGCATGAGGCCATTAGTGAGATGTCATCTAGTTCGTTACGGCCTTCTGAAAATTCAATGTTGCTCAATGCAGGATTATAAGTTATATTTTCCTTACACCACTTAATATCATCAGAAAAAATAATATAATTTACTCTTGTGGTTGTTTCGTTTTGAAATAATTTAATTGCATGATTTATATATTCATTTGTAACAGGCGGAAAGCTACCTGAATGTTGTACATAATCCCCCCTTCTCACATGAATAGAAACATAATCCTCATACCCTTCAACGTGAGGTAATTTAAAAACTTCTTTTACTTCTTCTTTACAATGCTCGAAGTATTTGTAACTCTGCCAGAATCCACTGAAGAAAATATTATCTCCCATGTCTGGAATATTATGATAATCAAAGTGGCAAAGGTCGTAATGTGTTCCGTGTTCTTTGCAAACTCTTCCAGGATGTTCCTGAAATGTTTTACCTCGTTCGCTTGTCTTTGGCAGGTTCGGATAAACTCTGTGTATCGCACTCTCGTTGTTGTGTGGCATCTTTTGAACACCCCACTTGTAACCGTACTTACGAGCGTAACCTATTGACATTGCTATCTGCCAAATGCTATTACCAAGCCTCCCAATTAAATTAGATGTGACCATGATCTTCCTGCTATTATATCCTTAACATTAGTATATGACATATTCATTGATTTAAATATCTTCCAAGAAGATTCTCCGTTAGCGTAACGTTCACGCATTTTTAATACATCTTTATCAGTTACCTTATGCCGTGGATGATTTTGGCCTTTATTACATTGTAATCCTATTTTAAAAGAATGCTTTGCGTTTTCTGATCTGGTACACCACTCAAGATTTGAAACACGGTTATCAGTTTTGATTCCGTTCTTGTGGTTTATAAATGGTTTGTTATCAGGATTTGGGATAAATGCCTCACCTATAACTCGGTGTAAAAATAAACTAACTTGTTTGTTGTTCTTTTTAAGACTGACGCTAGAATACCCGTTCCAAGTTGACCCAAAACGAATTGAAATAGGCTTACCTTTTTTAAGAAACAAACCACCGCTAACGCTGTGTTTTTGCATCCAGTCCTTTGAACGAACGTTACCTAAATTACTTACCTCATAAGTTAGTTCATAGCCTTTTATTGGCTTCCAAATTTCTTTCATAATTCCATAATTAACCGTTCAACTTCTGCGTAAAAATTACCTGTCTTATGAACATTAGCTTTATAGTGTGAGCCGTTGTGAACCAGATGATCGTACTGTAAATTAGGCACAACGTAAATCTTATATCCAGCCTTTAGCCAAAGGTAATTAAAATAAATACTGTCTGCCGTCCAAGGTTCGGATTTGCTTGTATCAAAAACCTCTAAATACTTCTCACGGTTGATAAAGAAGTTCATCGCATTTAACATTGTCGTGAAATGCTTCTGCCTCATGTAGCCTTTAACAAATTCCTTTGATATTACCGACCCTGCAAACTTTGTAAAGTCGAAATGAGGGCGTGCAAATTCAGGTTGATAGATATTTGATTCTACCCAAACTTCAGGGATGGCGTCAAGGTATTCTTTGGTCATGGTGTTATCAGAATCAAACACTATTACCCACTTATTACTAGCAAGTTCTACCGACCGTCTTTTATTGTGGTAACAACCTAAGTTAGTTTCGTTACGATATATTTTTACCTTATCTAAACCATTGCACATGAATACAAGGTTATTATAAATCCTTTCGTCTGAATGGTCGTCTACGATAACAATCTCACTTACTCGTTCATCGTTCAATACCTGACGGAAACAATCGAAGGTTAAGCTGTCACGGTTCCAAGATGTTATGCAGAGTGAAATCATTTTTTTGGAAACTTAACCGAAACAACAGGATTCTTTAATGTTAATATCTTACTGGATAGTGAATCAATATGCTTTTCAATCTTCTTCAACTCATCTATAGCCCCTGAAGTGTCAACATCTATTTTTAATGTAATGTCGTTATCCTCTTTTATTGTAGAAAAATATACTTCAGAGTAGCCACCATAAATATTATGGCAACCATCTATAGATTTACAATCATAAAATCTAAGCCATCCTCTATAATAATCATCAATATAATCACGGATTATTACTACTATAAATGTCCTACCACCAATAGTAAGATTCACTTTGTCACCAACACGAAATTTTGGCGGATTCTCTAAGCTCCAAACTCTTTTATGTAGAGAATCAAACTCACTAGAGAACACTCTTTTTAACCATTGTTTAATATTCATATGTCAATTATTTTATATCCCTTTCCTTCTATGTAACAACTAAATAACCTCTCCAAAATAAACGGCGCTATCGGCCAGTCTAACCTTCCGCTTTTTTCTTGGTACGCTTTGATTTCTCTTTGATCTCTCTTTTTTCTGACGTACCCTGAGTCAGCCCCGAAGACAGCCATTTTTGCATTAATAAATTCCATCGCTGGCTTAAGACAGTCGTTGACGTAACTATGGTATATTTCTCTTTTAGCGATGAAGTGGTTTTCATAAATCGCTTTGCTTAGTTCAGACTTGATCTTAATACCGACAGAAGGAAAAAAGTCTTTTCGGAGTACATTAAACGCATCATCCCATGCCTTGCCATGCCACTGACTCGCCATAAGTAACGGCTGATGTCTGTGCGTTCGGGGGGTAAGTACCGCAATGTCATAATCATTATTTAATATCTTTTCCTCTGTTAGTTCTATGTTTCCTTTTAAGACCATAGGTGTACTTGAGTCGCCCCTCTTTTGTTTAAGACGCCAGCTACAAACACTGATGAGGTCTGCTTGTGAATTTGGAACCAGATCAGCAATGACTTTGCTTTCGAAATAGTCCGTAAGGGTTTCGTTAAAGTAGACTTTTGCGAACGGATAACATTTTTCCCTTTGGCTTTCATGGTATATTATTTGTATAAAGTCTAAGGTTTTTGAAGCCATTCTTTTACTGCTGTGTAACACTTACCGCAATCAGGTCTTAACTTAGTACCGTGAACTTCATTGTATAATCTAAAGGCGTTCTTCCATTGAACATTATCAGTGTACCTGTGAAGGAATGGTCTAAGCTGTTCTAATGATTCTGCTTTAGTCATAAAATAAAGAGAGCGTACAACTGGTTCGGCCCGTGAGAACCTCCCCATGTGTACGCTCTAAAAAATCTAAACCCGCCTATGCAAAAAATTCTCACGGCCAACATGAAGGCAAAGTTAAAAAACTATTTTAATTCTACAACTCCATGCCCTCAATATAATCTAACGTAGCCTGATACCCTGCGCCAAGTGCAAATCTTAGAGGCATTGTTAATTCCTGACCCTCTAAAGTCACTTGATAAGTGGTGTCGCTATCTCCTGTTACACCTGAATTTTGAACGTTAGCACTAACTTTTAAGCCAGAACCGCCACCAAAAATCAAGAAATTACGATTGCTATCCTGTGCCACTATGAAAATATCATTACCTAATGAAAGGTCTTGAAGTATAACATCGTCTGACGTTGAATCGCTTACTACCTTAACCGTCACGGAATGAGTGTAACTCTTGTTACCCCCTGCCGCTTCTATCAGCGTGTACCCTGCTGAGTGTGAAAACTTGTTTCCTTCCATCCTACGCAATCCGCCATAAGAGCCAAAATCAATCTGGCTAATATCGGCTGACTGTGCTAAAGAGAATTGGGTATCAAGTTCTGACAAGTAGCCAAACCAAAAGACAGGGGATAAACCCCCAACTTTAAGTAGGTCGGTACAAGTGAACGTTAAACCACTAGCTGCTTTACACGCCATAATTAATAAGCGATTGTTTGAAGATCACAATGTAAGTACTGGTAACCGAATGCCATGTTACCCTTAATTTTGAAAAGTTCCTCTTCCCAGATGTAACGACCTTCGATCTTATTCAAATCAGCCGCCTTCTGTACTCCTAGCATATGGTTAGCTTTGGTAGTATAAAGAATCAAATGCTGAGTAGAAGAAGCGATCGGGTTGTTAACGTCTGACAAAGCCTGATCCCAAGCATAAATAGGAACTACGTCAATGCCTCTGTATTTAAGTGTGCCTCCTGGCCCGTTCAACAGCAATGAGAATTGGTTCTCAGTTCCGTTAACGTTAGCCTCGTAAGAACTTAAAAGGTTTTCAAATACTGATCCTGTTACCCAGAATTTCTTCTGTGAGTTAGGAGTCTGCTTCAAAAGAATGTTTGATTCTTCGTATACCGCTTTAAGTGCCGCAATTGCTTCGCCTGAAGACAAAGCCGCTGTTCCTAAAGTTGTGCTTGCACGCTTAACGCAATAGTTAGACTGAGTAGAAGATGAATCAATTAGTCTAGTCCAAAGACCATCAATTTGGTTATAGTTAGCTGATGAACTTCCTGCGTCTGCAAAGCAAGCGCGTTGGAATACATCTCTACGAAGAGAGTCTTCAATCAATTGAGAAATGATTCTTTCGATTGGAGTGTTCTCAGGGTTGAAAGAATCAACACCTGTCTTAAGCCACTCTTGTGCAAGGTGGTTATAAGCTCCTGTCAACCAATCTGTAAAGTCATCTTTACACCATGACTTACGGATAGAAAATTCTTTCACCTGAAGCATTACGTCTGTAATGTTGTTAGCGGTGTTAGAATATGACTGACCGCAACCTGTGTAAGGTTGTAGGAGGTTTGATGCTCCAGGCAGAACGTTGTAACGCTTCTGGAAATTAATACCCTGATCGATCGTAAAAATATCCGACAAGGCCGGAGTATCAACGGTTGGTTTAAAGAATACCTCAGTAGTTAAAATCCCTGGGTATGTAAAACTAAAATTGGTTTCTAAGATTGATGCCATGTTTCTATTAATTTAAAAGCCGTAGCACTCGGAAAGGATATGAATGAAGGAACAGGATTTGAGAAGTTAGAAAAGATGTTTGGAGATTTCTTTGCGAAATTC